AGCCGGTACAAACAAAGCATTTTCAGCAACGTCAGTAGCGGCAGTTTTAGCGGCTTCGGAAAAAGGCTTATTCTGAGGCTGGGCTTCCTTATCCCGCAGCATCGCCTCGAAGAAATCGTATGTCTGACCGCCAAGACCGGCACCAAGACCAACGCGGGCAGGGAGAAATGGTGCAGCGGGATAAGGTAAAGCGCCGCCCAGCACGCCGCCGACTGTGGTAGCGCCCAAGCGGCCCCAGTTGGTTGGCTTCTGTTCAGCGCCGTGCTTCTGTCGAATAGCCGCCTTTGTTTCTTCGCTGGCAGCAGAATAGTCAGGGTCGCTCTGACCATACTTTTCTATAATGGCTTTTTTTGTTTCAGCGTCAGCTTTAACAAAATTCGGGTCTTTCACGATTTCTGATAGTTTAGCCATTTTACTACCGTAAAAGCGGGTTGTTGTAATCAACGCCGGGCTTTCTAGGCTGCGCTCCGGGTGCGTCACCCCTTACGTCCACACCTGTTAGCCCAGCATTATATATAATATCATCGACACTGCGTACCATTGCATATTTTGGCTTGTAACCAGAAATCGTATTGTTCTGACCAAAATACCGCATTGCGTCGTCTTTAGCCTGTGCAGCTTCCTGTACAGATTTTAGCAATCTAATAGCACGGTCCACGTTAACTGCGGCATCCAACTGCGGATCATAAATACGCTTCATTAAACCTTCGGCTTCTTTGGCTATGAATTGCGAACCCAAAACTTTCTTCAAATTTGTTTGAACAACATCTTCCATCATTTGCTGCACGTTTGCGCCCGGTTTTAAACTTGGGAAAAGAGCGCGAACTTGTACTGGTAAAGCGCCGGTTACCCCACCGGAAATATTTGGGTTTTTAACCATATAATTTATAGCCATGCCAAGCTGGTTCATGTTCTTTTGGCCAGCCGCCGTGTCTCCGGTAATGTATTCTGCGTACATTTTTCCCAAAGATTCGTCAGCACTATTTAGCCCAGGCGGCATTTTGACGGTAACACTTGTTCCAGGCGCTCTAGTCGTTTCCAGATTAATTTTAGCGTCAAGCGCCCGTACTCTTGGGTCATCCGGCTTTGCGCCGCTAGCAATCAACGCGTCCCTGTCAATCAGCAATTGCATAAACGGTGAACGGTCTGCCGCTTCGTTTGTAGCCGGTACAACCGTTTCTATTGAGCCGTCCGCATTACGCCGGAAATTGCCATATTTGCTGCCTTCAAACATCTCGCCTTTGCTCTCAGTCCTGAGTCTCTCAGACAGCTTCTGCAAATACGGATTGTCTGACATTTCGTATTCGTCAAGAAGACGGTTTTTGTCTTCGCGCGAACGCGGCGCAACCTTTGAAGTGATGTTGCCAAAAGTAACGTCTTGCTCTTTTGGCATAATATTAAATGGGCGAAGCGTTGTGTCAGACCTTTGCGGACCCGCAGCCATTGCCTCGTCGTCCTGCAAAATATATTTAGGCAATTCTGGCGAAGCAGGGATTGCATCGTTACCGCCTGGTGTTGGAGTAAGACGGGCAGAACCACCAGGCATGACCAAATCTGGTTCTTGATTAAATGTTTTACGCGCCTCAATTGCTTCAGTGCGGGCAGCTTTATTAGCCGCCGCCTCATCCGCCGCCGCCTTGCCCGACAGGTAAGACCCGCCAAAGCTGGTCAGCCCGCGAGCCAACGCCCCCATGCCCGACATGGGCGCGGTAATGCCGCCCGCTGTGGACACGGCTTGCTCCTGTGCGCCCATCTGGGAAAGCATTTCGGCCAGCTTCTCTTGGCGGGCGATGGCAGCCTTGCGGGAAGCGTAATCGTCGTCTTTGGTCAGGCTGAATAATGCCATTACAATGCTCCGTAGTTGACCATCTTGTAGCCGCTCGGATGCTCCAGAACAGCTTCAGGAATGATCTTTTCAACTTCTTGGGCCATGACACCGCGCTCGCGGCGTCCGAAGATGTCGTATTCGTATATGCCAAAGCCCTTGGGGTGATCGCCGACCTTGACGATATTGGACTTGAGGCGAATGTCACTAAATCCAGCTATACCGCCTGTTCCTGTACTTGCTGCCCCGCCCACAATGCTACCAATACCGCTATACAACCCACCCAAGGCTTGCATCTTGGCATTATACGCCGCCGTATTGTAATTGCCCTGATTGGTCGCCGCCTGTGCAACAGGTGCGGCTTGGATATTACCGCCGCCCTGATATGCCTGAAACTGGGGCGTCTGAATCTGCGAGCCGGACAGCAAGCCCATGATTTCGTTCAAAGGCTGGTTCCGCATGGCAAGGTTCTGCTGGAGCCGCTGCTGCTGGGCTTGGTTGCCGAACTGGGCCGCGCCAAGGTTCTGGTTATACTGCTGGGCAGCGGCCTGATTATACAGCCCAGCCGATGTCCCGGCCTGACCGTAATTCTGGGCCATGGCGGCATTGGCTTGGTCCTGCGAACTCATGGCTTGGCCGTAATTCTGGCCGATAGCTTGGTTCAGAAGCTGCTGGGAACTCATGCCCTGCCCAAAGTTCTGGCCGATAGCCTGATTGCCCATCTGCCGCGCTTGGGCGGCCTGACCAAAGCCCTGTCCAAGAGCCTGATTAAACAGCCCAGCCTGACCCATAGCCTGACCATAGCCCTGCTGATTGGCGCTCATGTCGAGGCCAATGCCCTGCAAGGCAGCCTGACTGAGCAGGTCGTTCTGGCTCTGCTGCTGTTCGCGCATGGCGTTGTTGTACGCCTCAGACCCCGGCGTGATGCCCTGATTGGCAAGCTGCTGGGCAGTGGCGGCAGACTGCTGGGCAAGCTGGGGCTGGAGGCGGTTCATAATGGCCTGTTGGCCTGTCATGCCCGCATTGACCGGCATTCTAGCCACCCCGGACATATCAGCGCCGGTCTTTAGACCGCCAAATTGACCAGCATCAACGCCCTGCGCCATGCCATACTGACCAGCCCCAACGCTCCCAGCCTGACCATACGCGCCGGGGGCAACGCTGCCCGCCATGCCATACTGGCCCATTGCGGGGCCGTAATTTACCGGCATCTGCGGACCGAGCGAAGTCTGGATGTCATAGCCAGACGGATCAAACGGGGTTCTTAAGGCCCCTTCGAGCGTTGGGACTGCATAGTTTTCAGCAGTCTGCGACAAACGCCTTCCAATGCGCTGCTGGGCTTCCAGAGCGGCTTGGGATTCTGGGTTTAGGGTCTGGGTAATGGTCGGCGTGTCAGAGTCGCCAGCCGTGGTAAACTGTGAAATGTCTGGGGCCGCGCCGTAATTGCCATACTGGTCCTGCTGGCCCTGCTGATTTTGATAGTTCTGCATGGCTTGGTCATAGCCAGCCTGATCTACCTTCGGAGCGCCAAAACTTACGGTCTGGCTGCCGTATGGCGTGTAGGTATTAGGCGTGTTCAGCCTAGCCTGAGTACGGGCAGCGGCGATGTTCTCAGTGCCCTGCTGCCGCGCTGCGGCTGCATAGTCTGGTGCTGGCGGTGCTGATGGCTTACCCATATCGTTCTCCTAAATACCTACAATCAGCCTTTTTCAGCGTGTACAAAATGATGTCGCCGTCCGGTGCTGCGTCTGTAATCCTTGCTTCTTCTGCAAACCCTAATTTCTCTACAAATTTCATACTCTTAGCATTCGCGCTACTTACCGGGACAATGACCTTTTCGACCGCGCATTTGACATAAGCGTATCTAAAAATCGCCCCTATGTATGACCTGTTAATCTGCCCAGTTATAGCTATATGAGCCATAAGCGAGCGGCCATTCCAGTTCTCATACATAATCCCGGCTACAAGTTCTCCGTCCTTTTCAAGCCCGATGGCAGTAGCGGTATCGCCGCTAAAACTGCCATTCATCTGCTTTGCTACCCAATGGCCCACTTCTGGGCCACTAACTATACGCCAGCCCATCCAGTTTGATACACCACATCTGTTGAAGCCCATTGTATCTGGATGCCGCTGCTGGCCGTCTTCATCTGGACCGCCCCGCAGTAGCCTATGCCCGTAATGCCAAGCCATGTGTTCTGGATCGCCAGATCAGCGCCCCACAGGGCCGTGTCCCAGGTGCTTGTCGCCGCATCCCAGATGCCGTAGGACGAGCCTGTAAATGTTACAGGGGCCGTGGTATCGGACGTATCGAAGTCAATATTCATGCCCACGGAGATGGTCGGATCGCCGTTGGTGAAGATGCTGGGGCGGGCGCGAGTGAAGTACTTCTTAACGCCGCGAGCGCCCATATAATTGAACGCTTGCAGCGTGGTGGTGGTGATATTGCTGGTATTGTCAGCGTAATTGTCATCCCAAGCATGGCCGACATAGCCATCTGAGCCAAAATACGGCTCTTCGCCAAGCGTTTCCCAGCAATATGCTGCCCAGCCGATAAATTGGCACCATGACTTTGTGATGTTGTTCATCACATACTGCTGCTGCTGGCCGTCAGCTACCGGGACATTGATCCAGACAGCGTTGTATTTGGCAGTGCCATAAATCTGCCAGCCGACATCAGCGTGGCTTCCGCCATACTGGGTCGTTGCCGCTGTGATCGCGCCCTGTATCTTGTCAGACAGGGCCACACGGGGATCAAGGCGGCTAGATTGCAGCGATGCGGCAAATGGCAACAAGCCGTCATATGTCAGTACCAGCAGGTCGCCGCCGTATTTGAGCATGACGCGAGAGCCAACGGGCGAACCTACGTTCCAAACGCCTATCAAGGCCCATGTTGCCGCGCTGGCCGGGTCAGTGCCGCGAAAGACGACCACTTCGCCTTCGCTGGTAATAAAGGCAAGGTTGTCATCGACGCCATAGCCAGCGTCAAGCGTCCAAGTGTCCAGATCGACTAAACGACCGCCAAGACGGCAAATCGAACTCATGTCGATATATTGGGCCGCGCCACCAATTGAGCTAGTCGGCAGATACCAAGCCTTCAGTGTGTTTTTCTCAATGAACCACAGGCGGTTCTTGAACAGCGTGATATTTGACAGGTTGTTGTCAGTCACGCCCGTAATGGTCGGGGTTGACCAAGTTGCGCCATCGTACAACCGGGCGTCATCAACGCCATTGACGGCCATAAGGAAGCTGCCGCCAGCCGTGGTGATGTTGACGTATTCCCAGATGCCATTGGTCAGGCCGGACACAACAGGCGAACCTACAGCCCCGGCGGCGGTTACATCGTAGATTTTGCCTGTACTAGTGACGGCAAACATCTTGGACGTTGCGCCGCCGTTATAGATTAGAATGGTCT